AATCTCAACGAACTAATAGAGAAGAGGATACCAGCATGTAATCTGACTCATCCTGATCACTGCCTTACAGAGGCACAGATAGCAGATATAGCACATGATATTAACATGGATCTTAATCTACATCCTATCTTCCATCAAATTGATGAGCATATTATGAGGTATGTTGAAGCAGCAAACATTGATAATAAAGATCACTGGGTAGAACCACATCTTCCTGATCTCAATGATCCTAATAAAGATACTGATGAAGTTGGCATAGACTTTGAATAATGGAACCATATAATAATGATACAGGTGTACACAATCGTGTACAGATAACAATTGACCTTAACGAATTGGTATGGGCTAGAGGACAACACCTAAAGTGTGAGATGTCCGTCAATCAAAATGAGTTCTTAGCGGAGACACTAAGAAGGACATTGACTTGGGACACAATGTATGGTATGATTGATCAAGCTATACTTGAGTTCTTTGATAACCATGAGCACCCTGAGATATGGGATCCTCATTATGGTGAGATACAACCTGAACCAGGACGTGAAAAGGAACTACAAGAATATGAGAAGGCAGCAAAGCAAAGAGAGAAGGCAAGAAGTGAATTTGAAATGGTTGATCTAGTATCACCAGCATGGACAATAAAAGTACCTAGAAGAATAAAGAAATGACTTTCACTACTAGATTAAAAGAAGGCACTAAGAAGTCTCATAATGCAGCAGAGAATACTAAATTTGTATCTCAATTCCTCAAGGGGGTGTTAGATCCTGAAGAGTATCGTAAGCTCATCACTGACTTCTACTATGTGTATGATACAATGGAGCAGTTGATAGTAAAGACTACTGATCCTAAAGCAAAAGTATTACAACAGTTTAATGTAGATCTGTTTCGTACTGCATTCTTACAGCGTGATCTTAGATATTATTACGGTCCAATGTGGAGAGATCTAATGATTCCTTCGGAAGCATGTAATGCATACTGTCATAGAATTAATGAGGTAGCAGAGAAAGATCCCTACCTATTGATTGCTCATCATTATACTAGATACATTGGTGATCTATCTGGTGGTCAGATCCTTAAGGGTATAGCACAGAAAGCTTTACAACCAAAGGAGGGTGAAGGACTACACTTCTATGACTTCCCTAGGATAGAGGATGCTAAAGCATTTAAGACTAACTACAAAGCAGTCTTGGATGGTCTCGAGCTTAACGAGAGCGAGATCAATGCTCTAATTGCAGAGGCAAACCATGCCTTTAAACTAAACATGTATTTGTTTGATGAGATTCAGGGCAATACTCTACAGCAATTAATAAAATTAGCATTTAAGTTTATCAAGTCTAAACTAACAGGAGGAAATAATTAATGCCAACCTACCCACTTAAACATAAAGAGACAGGAGAGACTAAAGAACTTTCCATGACCATGAAAGAGTATGAGCAATGGAGAAAGGACAATCCAGACTGGGATAAAGACTGGTCTAAAGGTGTTGCTGGTGTTGGTGAGGTAGGAGACTGGCGTGATAAAATGACCAAGACACATCCAGGATGGGCAGATATTATGAAGAACAAGGTGCAGAAGCAACCTAAATCGAGAGTGAGGGGTTGGTAATGGCTACTACTAAAGCTAACGGACAACCTACTAAGAGGACAGCGAAGAGAAAGAAACCTATCAATCAGAATTTTCTCCTTGATATCACACCACTGACTGAGAATCAGATGGTGATGTATGATGAGTGGGAGAAGGGTAAGAACCTCTTCACCTATGGGTGTGCTGGTACAGGTAAGACATTCGTTGCATTGTATCTTGCACTAAAGGATATACTATCAGAGAACAATCCATATCAGAAATTATATATTGTTAGGTCGTTAGTATCTACAAGAGAGATTGGTTTCTTACCTGGTGACCATGAGGATAAGGCATTACTATATCAGATACCATACAAGAACATGGTTAAGAACATGTTTAAGATGCCTGATGATAATGCATTTGATATGCTATATGAGAACCTTAAGCATCAAGAGACTATATCTTTCTGGTCTACCTCATTCATACGTGGTACTACATTAGACAATGCTATTGTATTGGTTGATGAATCACAGAACTTGAACTTCCATGAGTTAGATAGTATAATAACAAGAGTAGGACAAGACTCTAGGATTATATTTGCTGGTGATGTCTTCCAGACTGACCTAGTAAGACAGAATGAAAAGAATGGTATCTTAGATTTCCAACGTATCCTTGAGGCAATGGATGAGTTCTCTTCTGTTGAGTTTGGTGTCGAGGACATCATCAGATCAGGTCTTGTTAAGTCTTATCTTATTAGTAAAATTAATACAGGACAGAACGAATGAATACTCTAGAACTTTTTCCAGTAAAATTATTTACATTTGATTGGGATGGTGATCTTGATGATATCTTAGAGAGATGTATAGTAAATCAAAAAGATCTTCGTGGTTCTTTCCCTGCTACAGAACCTAGAGATTTATCACAGTCAGACCCAGATGCGTTACCGAGATTATTTCCTGATCTATCAGAATTTATACATGATTGTTTAGATCAGGTGAGAAAACATCATAACTTACAGTGTGATGAGCTTAAGGTTGCATCTTCTTGGGTCAACAGGTATAGAAATAATGCTATACTACCTTGGCATTTACATCCTATGAGTGCTTTTAGTGGTACTTTTCCTATTAATGATGCAGGTCTCTTATCTTTTAAAGATCCTGTTCAGTTTAGAATGTTTGAGTCTACCATGCCTTTATGTGATGACCCTAAACAGATTGATATTGAGACTAAGCCTGGTCAATTAATTATATTTCCTTGGTGGATGGAACACGGAGCAATTAATACAGATGAGGTTGAGAGATGGTCAATATCATTTAATGCTATGGCACATGGTAATATTAATATGGCTTCAGTAAAACCTATGCAAGATAATGTTCCACAAGATGTGCTGGATCTGCTTCCGTATGTTCCAAACTTATCTTCTGCTAGAATAGATATTGCATCAAATCCAAATGAATTTGTTACAAAGAGAAAAGTAGACTCATATCAAAAAAGAATAACAACATGACCTTCATACATCTAGAGGACATAACTCCTATTCAGATGGAGGCAAAGACTGATGAGGATTCTGGTAAGAGAGTGTATCTTACACCAGAAGGTGAGAAGTATGCTTCCGTAACTACTGTGATAGGTAGTAACCCTGCTAAGATGAAAGGTATAATGAAGTGGAGGAAGCGTGTAGGTGAGGATAAAGCTAACGCTATATCTAAGAGATCTACAAGTCGTGGTACTAAGTACCACTCCATAGTCGAGGACTACATTAATAATGTTTTAGACCTTGATGATTATAAAAAGTTTCCGCTACCTGTAGTGATGTTCCATCACTCTAGGGCAAGCTTAGACCGCATAAATAAAATATACTTACAAGAAGCTGCTCTGTATTCTGATACATTAAAATTAGCAGGGCGTGTTGATTGTATAGCAGAATTTGATGGGCAACTGTCTATCATTGATTTTAAGACAGCGGCTGAACCAAAAAAGGTAGAGTATCTTTATGATTATTTCGTTCAAGAGTGTGCATATGCATGTATGCTCAAGGAAAGATATGATCTTACTGTTAAGCAGTTAGTAACTATAGTTGCTTGCGAAAACGGAGACACACAAGTTGAGGTTCGTCCTGTAAAGAGGGAGTACTTAACTACTCTTCTCAAATACATAGACGAATACAATAATACACATGGAAAAAAGCAAACTATTAGAGGATAAATTTATGACTGCGGCTAAGTTTTCGCAGGAAGTTGAAAGAATAGTTTTTGATAATATAGATATGAACTATATTGATGCTATAATTCACTACTGTGATCAAAATGAGATTGAATTGGAGACAGTTCCTAAACTCATTTCCAAACCATTGAAGGAGAAACTTAAGTTTGACGCACAGAAACTGAACTTTATTAAACGTACATCCAGAGCCAAATTAATGCTAGTATGACTTCAGAATTTTTTAAATCAGAATTAGTTAGAGGAGAGATCCAAGAGATGATGGAGTTGCAGCAACTTCTTATGAAGTATGCTATAAGCTTTCCTGTCCTTAGTAAAGAGAAGAAGGATGAGTACTTAGTTATACTTGAAAGACTTCTTGAGATGCAAGAGATCATGTATAACAGGATGAAGTTGAGTGATGATGAAGATGCTAGAGCAGTTATTGAGAACATGAAGCAAGGTGTTCTTCTTATGGGTGTTGATAAAGATCTTACTGTACCTGAGATGTTTAAGCAGTTACGAGATCGAATTGATATTATGGTGAAAGAACAACAAAAGAAAGAAAAAGGGGTTGACTAACCCCCTTTTTTATGGTATAAATAGTATATCGGGTTCGCTACCTGATACGGGAGTGACTGAACAAACTTGCTGGCAATGGTCTAGTTAAGGTGATGAGTCAGAGGTGGTGCTCGCTGTTGGGAACAACAGAACTGTTTAACCAGACAGGACTCGTGCAGTACAGTAAAAATTTACTTATGTAGAAATGCCCTGTACTTGTAGGTATACATTATTCCTATCTCCCACCCCAAAAACAAAATCCAATAAAATCCGAGGCAATCTATGACATTCGCAGATCTAAAACGAAAATCTCAAGCCAATTTTGATTTTCTCCAGAAAGAGATTGAGAAAACCACCCAGACAGGTGGAGGTAAAGACGAGAGATTCTGGAGACCAGAGTTAGATAATACAGGTAACGGTTATGCTGTTATCAGATTTCTTCCACCCCCAGAAGGTGAAGACCTTCCTTGGGCAAAGTTATATTCACATGCTTTCCAAGGACCTGGTGGTTGGTACATCGAGAACAGTTTAACAACACAAAACAAAAAAGACCCTGTTGGTGAAGTTAATCGTAAGTTGTGGAATAGTGGTCACGAATCTGACAAGGACATTGCTCGTAAGCAGAAGCGTAAGCTTACTTACTACACAAACATTGTCGTTGTTAAAGATCCTAAGAACCCTGAAAATGAAGGTAAGGTATTCTTGTACAAGTTCGGCAAGAAGATTTTCGACAAGATCATGGCTGCAATGCAACCAGAGTTTCAGGATGAGACTCCTGTAAACGTGTTTGACTTCTGGGAAGGAGCAAACTTTAAGTTAAAGATCAAGACTGTTGCTGGTTTCTGGAACTATGATAGTTCCGAGTTCGATGCTGTTAGTGCTTTAAGCTCTGACGATGCTGAACTAGAAGCATTATACAAGCAAGAACACAGTTTAGCAGCATTTACTGCTGAAGATCAGTTCAAATCATATGAGGAACTAGAGACTCGTTTAAATACAGTTCTCAATAGTTCACCTGCTGTTATTCAAAGACAGCAAGAGGAAGAGTTTGAACCAGTACCTGTTGAGAAGGTAGCAGCATCTTCTGCACCTAAGTTCAACAAGAAGGAGACAAGTGATGATGATGCACTTAGTTACTTTGCTAGTTTAGCAGAGGAAGACTAGGAGCGAAATTGACTTTCTAGTTCTGGCAATTCGGGAAAAAAATCCCCGACAATTTTTACTCAAAAAAGTCGAGCTAGACTAGAGTTTTCTTTAATTTGTTATTAACGTAAGCAGAGCACTTATTGTAGGTGCTCTGCTTTTTTAGGTCTTGTACGAAATCTTGTAAATATTTCCTTTTGAGTATGTAGATTTCTCTCTTACTTTCATTTATTCTGGTTTCATCTTCAAATACCGAAATACCTTTAGATATGGTATTTCCAGCAACAGTGATAGTTGTGTTATTTACGTCTTGGGAGTTATATTGGAAATTACCGTCATAGAAGGTTTTATCGACTTTTTGACCTTTTTTCAAAAATATCGTTCCTGCATCATTTTTAACATCTTCGCTAATTTCGTAATATCTGATATTACTGTATATGTCGTTTCCATACTTTTCTTCTGCCCAGACTCGTAGAGCATTTTCTGATAAAGGCCAGTCAGTATAGATATTTGTTATATTATTGGATATAGCAATAATCCAATCATACCAAGGAGCTCCATAAATCCCCTCTGCTAGAGTTTCTATTCTCATATCATTAGGAATAGCGTATTTGTTGAAATACGCAATATAACCAAAACTATCTTCATTCATAGAAACTCTTCTAAAGAAGTTATTAGCAATGGTAAAATCCGAGCTTGAAAATGGAAAGCTTTGTGGTTTTAAGTCGTATTCTATTTTTGGTTGAGTAGCAAAATACATTTAGTAACTCCAGGTTCTTCCTATGTTTTCTTTATTTGCAGTCTCACCGTCAGCAGTATTATTAGTTTGTGCTCCTATTTCTCCTTTATATACAAGTTTTGTTTCTACAAGACCTATTCTAAGTTCAACTGCTGTTGGATAAGCATCAATAGTTGTTGAATATACCCCATCAGGTGTGTAATTAATATCTACATTAGTTAGAGCACATGATTTGTATTGAGAAAGGTATGGATGCATTGTATTACCTTTCATATATTTCAGCATAACCAAGTTTGGTACTTCTATAAAGTTAACATGGTTTCCCATATTGTCTGATTTATCTTCAGTAGCACCAATACCTGTAAATCCAGCAGCAATTGAATCCTGTAATTTATTTGTAGAACCATAACCAGGTAATGAATTCTTTTTAAATGCTGTACAAATAGCATGAATAGTCTTTGCTTCTTCTAAGTTTCTAGCAGCCATTTTAAATGCAAAACTAACATTACGTAGTTTAGGACCACCAAATAATACTTCTACATTTGGGTTTAATATGGTTCCTGTAGTACCTGCTAGAACATCATTCATTGTCATACTAGTTCCAGACATTCCTGCTATTGATTTAGTAATACGTGCTGCAACTGATTGAGATAATGCACCTACATTTAACATACCAGAAAGAACATTATCTGTTAAACCACCAACATCACCAGATTGTATATTTGAAGATGCAGACATTATTCCAGCAGCAGCATTACCCATTTCTTTACCACCCCAGTCAGCAGCAAATGATGTACTAATATCAGGTGGCATGTATATTAATATTTCTGGTCCATCTTTTTGACCAAAATTACCAGCTGGACTATTTAATTTCTGTTCTTTTCTTATTGCATCATCTGCACTCCAGAAGCTTGCAGTACCTTCATTTTCACCAGTTACATCCCCAGTAACTACTGCCTGTGCGAAATTACCACCTTGAGCACCAACAGTTCCGTTGTAATAATCGATTCTATCACTTCTTATACCCCTTTTTCTGAAAGCTGGATAGTATTTGTAGAATCCAAATGACAGATAATCTGTGTTATCTGTTACTTTTAATTCTCGTGGGTATCTTAGTTGGGTCTCAGACATTTATGGTATTAGAATAGTTGGTTCATCACTATAATCTTCAATCGACCTTTTAGTTTTGATTCTGTATCTTCGGTTCTCGTAGGTTTTATTCCAGACGGTATCTTTCCTTACAGGAAACTTACGTCCGTTCTTATCACGTATAAAATTATCAATAGGCAAGTATATTGCCGTATACCATTCGTCTTTACCGAGGTCTAAGAATCTACCTAGAACATTACTATCTAAGTATTTATGGAAGGTTATCTTAGGTACGTTGAGTGTGTTGTTCTCAATTAAGTTCTTTATTACAGTGTATCTATACTTTGGATTGATATAATGTAGGTTTGTACCAAAGAAATCATTTGAAGATGACCTCTTAGTAACATACACTAATGGGAACTGATCGTAGTATGGTAGATACTTTTTAGTTGCTTTATACTCGAAGAGATATAGGTGACCTTCCCTTACATTATTACGAACTCGGTTAGTATCTTGAAAATTATCTTCTGTTAAGCTTTCTTGCCTATCTTCTCTTATCAACTTTTCAACGTCAGTATAATTCTTAGCAATAAGACGAACCTGCTTCCTGTACCATGCGGAAGTTTGTTCCTTACTACTTGCTTTTTCTTTGATTTGTTCAAATATTGTTTGTTTAGACATGTAGTTGATCTTCCGTTAGGATTTTGAACTTCATACTTCTATCATCACACCAATTTTCCGCAGCATTCCACTTTGCTTTATTCTTCAT